ATCTCTAAATGAAAAACATTTGTATAAGTATGTATCGATCTTATAATTAAACCGTTCATCAGAAGATACTCCCCATCCATCAGTAACAGTTGACCAATAATGATGAAGTTGTTTCTTCCAGATTTTATCTTGTTTAATATATTTCCACTTCATTTTCATACCTCATAAAAACTCATTTTATCTCAATTTGACATTTCCCATGTAAATCCTGCATTATCCACAATTCAGCCGTTGAAAACCCAGTATTTACAAGGGTTAAAACAGTGCCATCTTCGAATTTGTATATATAATATATATCTTTCATTTTTTGTCCCCCAATGAAAGTTCTGTTTTATTTGACAATCTCCCATCTATATCCCGGTGGAACTAACGTCCACATCTCTTTACCATCTTCTGCTGCTTTCCCAACAATTTTCAATAAGTCAATTACCACATCCATATCAAAATGCTCATCGTCGCAAATCAGTTGATACATGTGATGCGGTGTTCTAAATCTTCTTCTTTTCAGTAGAAATCCTTCTACACTCATACGTACCTCCGAGATATATTTCAAATTTTTTGTTACTCCTGCTTTTTCTGCCCTCTAAACGATGTTTTAATATCAAATCCATGGCTTTCAATTTTATCAATATCAGTATTACCAATTGGTTCTCGCCGTTCAGAAGAACTTTTTTCTAAAGAAAAATATTCTTCGAATGCTAGATATATATCCAACGGATCAATCCATTCAGCAATACCACATGCTTTCAATAGTGGAATATGTTTCTCGATTTTTCTGTTTAAATCATTGCCAGGATAAATAAAAAATCTATTTATACTCTTCCAAATTCGATAGTTATTGGTATCGATTGCCTGAATTTGTGAATCAAGCCTTTTCTCTGGATCTTTAAGTTTATAATATCCGGGAATAAATCCAAAGTATATAACGTCTAAACTAATCAGCTTCCTAGCCTTATTGTAGTTTTTCCATGATCTTAGCAACTTTATATTATAATCAGATGGGCGATATTCATTGAGTTTAATTATATCTACACCAAATAACCAAAAAGAATTGCAAATTTGAAGTAATAGATAATTTGTATTGCTATAATCAGTAGATCGCCAGCTATTAACTTTTAAACTCTCACAAAGAAATTTCTTAGTTAATACAAACGAATCTCTCCGATCAAACACCAAAGAATTATCTTGGTATATGTTCTGAAGATAATCATAATAATCTGTATTTGCATCTATTATTCGCATATCATTCCTCAAAATTCATTTCATCTCAGTTCAACTTCACCGTATTTCATGCTTGGATCACTAAATACTTTTATTCCCTCGTATGTGCCAACTCGACCTGTACAATTATTGCATGTGCTTTTCGAAACATAAATTCCAATATCATTGAGTGTTGGTATTTCTGCCAATGTATCCGGCGACATCAAAATTATAGGGCTTTCCGCATGCGTATTATTCCAACGATAAATATTTTTATCTAGGATTTCTGTATCAATATGACTAACAATACTAAAAATATTTGACATTTCCTATACCTCACATAAAAGAATCGTTTTATTCTAAATCTACATAATCAAAATTCGGTTTGTTATAAGGATAATTCTGATGTTCCCATGTACATATATTCACCTTAATCCAATCAGGATCATCTATATCTTCTGGATTAATATCATGAAAAATTGCGACTGGCATATACTCTGGGAATTCTTGCAGTTTATTAATCAATTCTTTAACTCTCATCGAATAACCTTTCCATTAAAATTCAAACGTATGTTGTCTATAGTATTCGATATTAAATTTATTACCATTTCGTTTAATATTTACTTCATATCCATTCGCTAGAAGAATAGAAACAAAATCACATGCGCATCCCTCGTTGTAATTCCTATCCCCCGTCATGATATTAGCCTCACCACATTTTTCTCGATCATAAATCGTAGGTGCACTTTTAATCATGTTTGCTATTAATTCTCTGCTGTCGAGCCTATCTCTCCACACATGTTCTAATAATTCATCGGCATCAATTGCTCTCATATATTATCCCCCCATAGAAAAATTTCATTTATGTATCCTTCTAATTTTTCCCCAAGAAATGCTCCGCCAAAATATTTCGTTCCGTATCATCTTTTATTATTGGACAATCACCTTTAAACAGCCCAATACACTGCTTCTCAACTTGCGGAGCGAAATAGCACCAAAGAGTATTATCCGAATCTTCTTCCAAGAATGGGCATTCAAAGGTATTTTTAGGCATTTCAAGATCTAATTTAATCATTGTTTGTAACACCCTTCATTCTGCCTCGACAATTGTCGCTGCATGATTAATAGTAGTTCTCACCGATGCTCTTGTTACTCTGCCTGCTGGTACAATGTCAAATCACCTTATAATATGAGATTTTGTAAAAATCCATTGTCGGACGACGAATATGTACTTCATATCCGTTTGCAATCATGATTGATACAAAATCGCACACGTTTGATTCGTTATAGTTTCTTCCAATGCTTTTTAAGGTTACTTATCCAACCTTTTCCTTTTCTTCATCGTATATATCTGCTTTGTAAAATTCTTGTGGCATTACATCCTCCTTACTTGTCGTTTTACTTCCGTTGTCAAAGAAGCTGATCATTTTTTCTTCATATGCTATATCAATGTTATCGCGATTCATTTCTTTATATCCAACAAAGCAACCACTCGTAGAGATTTCATCAATATAGATTTTGTAATCTGTAATACCTCTTGCGCTACAAAAATTATAAAATTCTCGGACTGTCATATTGTTTCCTATTCCTACTATAAATGTAATAATAATTAATTATGTCGGCGGGTGTGCAGTTACAATCACACGCATCCGTATAGGGTTGCAACGATGATTTCAGAGTATCTTACGGATCTTCCCCAGCTCTGTGAGGTGTCTCTCCTCGGTGTCCCTATGTAATCCGGCCTTATTTTCTTACGGCTTTTAATACTTGCCTACCGCCGATATTAGTTATATCCACTCTAACTTGCCAATTAATCTTTTTTGGATTTGTTTCTTAACACCATCAGGTAACGTGTCAAAATCGAGTTCGAAGTTTTCACATAGCGTATCATTACTAATCCTGCCAAATCCGTCGCCACACTCCCAACCGTTGCGGTATTCGCAGTATTCACATCTGTCTTTCATTGTCTTCCTCCACTACAATCTCAACCATTCTTTTCTTACTGCCATGTTTTGGATAAAACTCAAAACCGATGTATCCTTGACAATTCCAATAATCATGTAAGAAATAATCGCATTCACTACACTCGTCGCAAGCGCGAATTTCAGGAATCCATTTTTTTTTCTCCATTAACGACCTCCATTATTGCATCTGCAAGACCATCTGCTGCTTCTTTGCTGATTGCCCAGTTCATGTATTTGCGGTGGCAGCCTTCACAACGTTCATCGGATAACCCATACTCACAGCTATCACAATAGACACCACCAAGTTGATGCCACAATAGCTTTGATATCTTTTCTTTCACGACTCATCCTCCAAATCATCAATGCAAATAACCGTTATTAAAACTCCGATAACAATTAATAATACATATCCAACAACTAGCATATTATTCACCTTTATACGGTTCCGGCAAAGGCATCCAGGCAATAATTTCTTCAAGGTTATCTATGCCGTCAGAGAATTGAACACCAAACGCGTACCCATCATATATGCGGTCTTTGTAAAACTCGTAGTTTTTTCCGAGGTCTGATGATACTTTGCCCCAATCAAGTATAGCTGTTCTGTAATCGGCATTATCATGAAATCTCGTGGTAACAAGATATTCGGCTTCACCTTTCTCTGGAAGTCTTTCGGTAACAGGAATCCAATCGTTTGTCATATCAATTCTCCTCACAATCATTTCATACACGGTGGAAGTAAGTCATATCTTCCAAGCTTTTTTAGTGCTTCTATTAAAAATATTGTTACATCTTCTCCACGAACTCCGGTTGCCATAATCCCACTTTCGATACCTTCTATTAAAATATCATCGGGAGTTTTAGGTTTAAAAAATGTAGTTGGATTTATTGGATGTGGAATCCAATCACTCATACTCTTTCTCCTTTATCATTTACAATAATAGTTCCAAAATTCTCTTCGCTATATGGCAAGAATTCAATATTGAAAATCTTCCATATACTCTACCATCTTCGTCTGGATACCGGAGAAACTCAGTATACTTTGTAAGCAGCGTTGGACAATTTTGCTCGACCCATGACTTGGTAGCTGTAATTAAAAAGTTTAAGCTCATGTCTATTACATAAAAAACAACGCAAAGTTTATTATCTGTTACCCACTGCTCGTTGTCTAGGAAGATGATATTTTCATCGTCACCTAACCATGTTGTATATGGCTCTTCATACGGATAATGAATGCCAGGAAGCCAGTTATTAAGCTCAAAATAAACAACATCAGTCATACTCGGTAATCTCCTTCGGCTTATACATTTCACAATATCCGTTTACCGGATTAACACCAACCATGTGAACTACAGTGCCTTCGAATCCTAATGCATCACATAAAAAACCATCACATTCCTCGTGGGTAACCTCGCCATTATCTAGATAAACCCATTTAAGTAACTTTTTGTTATGTACACAATTACTACAACGTCCGTCCATGTCCATGTTAAGTATCCTCCGTAGATTTCCAATACACACTATCTATATTGAAATGTCTAGCAATTGTATCATCGCTATAATAAATATCTGCATAATGTCTATCGCCATCTCCTAGTGGCTCATGATATTCAATCGATGTAATAAAGATAGAATCAAATATTATTTGACCAACTTCGAAAAAGACGTCATCTTTTGTTACAGACAAAACTTTCTTATTCATAAAAAAACTCCATTATCTTCTCCGTTTTTAAAAAGAAAAAGTTTCTTCAACAACTCTGGTTATGATTGGAGGTTCTTTGATTTCTACATTCGAAAAAACAATTTTTTCTCTATGGATATCAAAGTCGTCATCCCAAAAATATGCATCAAATTTTATCTGATACGTTCCGTCGGAATTATTGACAATCTTAAAATTTTCTACAATATTCTTACCTTCTTCTAACTGCTTAATTTTCTGATCATATGTCATGATTATTCCCTCGTATCTAACACAAATAAAGTTCCAGATTCTGGATCACTATAAGCATGAAAGTTTACAGATAAATCACAGTTGCGACCTTTTGAAAATCTGCTGATGCAGTTGCCATGATAATCGGTTGCATATACATAATCATCAGACAAATCAATTGTTTTTAATTCAGGTCTTGCCAAAGTTGTAATCACTCCATATGGCGTTCTAAACTTAACGTAGTATGGTTTGTCATCGGTCATGTCGAACGATGTGAAATCAAAATACCACGTTCCGCAGTATTCACACTTGCATTTATACGGCTCTATTGGAGCGCCGCAATTTGGACAATTTGTCATTGTTATTACCTCGTATAATTTCGTGTCTACACGACAGTACTGTTTGATACTGTCGTGCGTACACGATAAAAATATGCTTTTATCGATGTTTTCCCAAATGCACTTTAGTAAACTCATATTCAATATCTACTTTGTTTTTGTAATAACTATTGTAGATAAATTCGATATTATTTGCGGCATCTTTAAGTGTTTTTACGTGTCCAATCTTTTTAAATCTTTTCTTAAACATTTCGTATAATCTATCGTTGTCTACATCTGGATGATTAAAACAAAATGCAAGTGCTATATATACATAATCGCGTCTTCCGTTAATCTGATTGACCATATTCATAAACTTTGACTCGTAATCCAAAATAGCAGAAGCTCTTTTTACCTGCTCGGCAGAACATTTTAACCTGCCGTTTTTGACACTGTTAACATTTACCGAACCAGATTCAGTTACTGCATTATATACGGCTACCAGTCCTAATTCCTTATATTTGTTATATAGATTTAAGAAATTAAAATAATCTTTTGACTTGTTTGCATACATAATAATATGGCTAACAAGTTCTCCTTGTGGCAATGGCGTTGTTCCTACATTGTCATTTTCTATATTCTTTTTAGAACCTGATTTTATTTTAATTTCTTTCACTATTTCATGAAATTTCCAAGGATATTGAATATCCTCTTTGTATTTTTTGTATTCCGACTCAGAAATTAGTATATAAGAATTTTCATGCATCCATCCAATCATGTTTTCTTTTTCATATGCAACCATAGGTGTAAATGAGTTTAGTATATGTGTTCTTTTCTTTTTGTCTATGCTATCATTATCTATTGTCGAAAACCATCCAGATTTTTCGTCGTTGTTATTGCTGTCATCATAAATCATAGCGAGCATAACTCTTTCTTTGCCATCTTCTCGCAAGATTCTTGCACCATAAAGAGGTTCGTATTTACATATCTTCTTTAAATATTTCATTTTATTCCTTTCATCTTCGCTAAGAACAAATCCTTTCGGTCTTGACGCTCCGCCGGGAGCAACGTTGTAATAATCTTTTCTATTAGCTGCATCAAGAGCATGTATTATCTCTTCTTCTTTCTATAAACATTCTTGCTCTGACTGACATATCAACAAGATCTCTTTATCAAAATTGTCACTTCCATAAGCATCAATATCTTGTTTAAGAAATGTGCCGCTTCCTAAATATGAATCCTCTTCAATGTCGCAATAGCAAGTCCGTTTTCCAATATACTTCATACCATTTATTTTATTAGTGGTACGGTAAATATAATGATTTGGTTTCTATAACAAACAGCCACCTCCCAATAATGTTATTAACCAATGTGTATTTCGCCATAATCAAGACTATTATCAATCAAGATCTTGGCATTGTGCCAGGTACCATAACTCTTGCCACTCTTGTTTTTATTCACAAATTCGTTATCGTTTATCTTAATTGTCATTTCATCGAGGTTAATATTATTGTTTGGAATAACTCCTATGGTATCTGTGCAGCCGTACCAAAGACCATTGTTATTAATCGCAAAGGAACTCTCGGTCGGCATAAGTTTATACGTTCTCTCGCTCATGATAAGGTACGGATATTTGCCATGCTCCTCTTTATAAGATTCAATACACTTTTCAACTTTTTCTTTATCAATTTTGATCGCTATCATCTATTTTTTCTCCTATGCAATAAAAATCACTACTCTATACGTTGCTAATCGTTATTGGCGATGTATACGGCATTGGTATCTCAATCGTATATACCAAACCATCTACATCATTAACGGCAACGATTGTGCCATAACATCCTTTAAAATCGCCAGCCCTAAACTGGACGACATCGCCACTTTTTATCCACCAGTCCATTTGCTCACTCCCTCCTAATCGTAAAGCATCCTAGTACAAATGCTATTATCCAAATAGCCGTCCCAAGTCTCCATGTAAAATCTATGCCAAGTAACAGTGTTACCAATTTGGTTAATCCACATGTGGCAAGCCATGTTATACCAAGAAACAGAATAATAATGAGAACAAAAATCAATATTGTTAAAATATCAATCTTCGTCTTTCTATTCATTTTGAACCTTACTTTTTTCAAAATACCTCCTCCATCCGTAAACCCATGGATAAGCTTCTGACTCACTCCAACCGTATTCCAGCATCAGTTCATACAACTCTTTGCGCATACGCTCATGTGAATTGTCATGAAGACCATCAATTGTTGCCTTTTCGCCAAATTCTTGTACACGTTTAATTAATTCTTTCTCGTACAACTATGGCTCGCACCAAGAAATTAATTTCTGAGCTTTTTCTAAGGAATACGGACTATGCTTTCTTTTGCATCTGCGGTAATACTTTTTTAACTCTTCTAACCTCCAAGTAATCCACTCTCTTTCTTCTATATTTATATATGAGTCAGTTTGTAATCGAATTGTTCCACCGTCTTTCTTATTTGATATCATAATAGACTCAAGGAAAGGATAGTATGGAACTAAATCCTTTTCGGTTTCCATGCGAAGAGGCAAAATGCTGTCGCCAATATACACTTTGTATTTATTTAATATGTTGTCTGCTCCGAAAATCTAAACCGTATCTTCGAAGCAGTACTTTCCTGCAATAGACATACAATCACTTCTCTCTTTCTAGATAATTAATTAAATGTGTGGCATACCAAATGACTTTCTTCAAGTCTTGAATACCATTCTTGTGCTTCCATCTACAAATATATTTAATAATATTGCCGGTATCTGTAGCTTCTATTCCTTTGAGATCGGCTGTAAACGCCTCGATCACATTAATTACTTCCAAACCAGATTTGCTCTGGTAATGCTGCGGATGTGACACCATTTGGTCATCACTTTCATATAACTCGGTCATTTTGTTCCTCCTCAAATTCCGGCGGCATTGTATCGTTAGGACAAACGCCGTTAAAAATATCAAGTGCATGATAAATGTCATCTGTTAATATTGGCATTTCCGCACCGTCTGCATATTTAGCATAAAAGCTAAGATGATTATTAAACAAATCATTTGCGACTCCGAATGTTACTCCATCCTCGTCCGTTATCAAATCTGTTTGTACTTCGTTCCACCAGAGAACCTTTTCTTTATCAATCATTGGAATCACCTACAATCAATTCATTTGCATACGGCAAAGTTTCAATCCAGTCGCAGAACTGATGCCACTCATCTAATTTATGATTTTTTCTCTGATGATACATAGAAAAAAGATTTTCATAATTGCCAGTCCAAGTGCGTCTTTGATTGTAACTAGATGGTAGTAACTGGATCATCTGCCACCAATACTTCTTATCTTTTGTTTCAAGATATTTTTCACGATAAAAATTAAGTAACTCAATCAAACACATCATCATAGTATCTGATTTAATCTTTATGCTTTCGTTGGTAAACATAACCTCGTAATAATTTGAATTATCTGAATTTATCTTTTGTATTGGTTCAAAAGAACCAAACAGATGCTCATGACTAAAATCATCTAATTTAAATTCTTTGGCGGCAATCTTATGCATAGTAGAACATGAATTAGCAACTGTGCCCACTTTATAGGTATCGAATTCTTTCCACCAATAAAGCGGAGCAGTTATATCAACACATACCATGATTTGACGCATAAATTTACGATGTTCTGAACCAGCTTTAACTAACTTCTGCATCAAACCCATATCATTTGGACCAACTACAAAATCATCGGGATTTTCTGCGAATACACTATCACTTCTATCCCAACTATTAAGAGGATTTCTCATTCCTCTGATTGCACCTTCGAAATTAAATACTTCAGTTTTTTCGACTAATATCATGCTCTTTCCTCAATTCTCTCCATGCTTCAATTCCGACATTTCTCCAACGCTCATCTACAGAATTAAGTGCTACATAATCTTTTGTTCCGTATGGAATCTCTGTCTCATAAAAATCTTTTGTTACTACAACATGATATTCATGATCGCCAGAGAAATTCTGAACAAGGATGCCCGTGTTTCCGCTGCCTGTTGTGTAGCAGAAGTTATCTGGATTATTCCGGAAAAAATTAATAGCATCGTTAATATATTTTCTGATTTCTTCGGATGTCAAATCCACGCCGTTGCCAAAATAATAAAAATGTTGTGGGAACTCAATGTTATCTTCCGTCAATGTAATCCCATCAAGTTCATCAATCATGCTCTCTTCGCCGCATACTGGACATGTAAAATACATAGCACCAGGATATCCAACATGAGTGTCTTGCTCTTCTACTTCCAATTCCGATTCACAGTTGTAGCATTTCACGCGCATCGGATATTTAATTTGTGTCTATTTATTATTTTTTATTATTTTCATAAGAACCTCCTACCAATTATCCATTCCCATTTATGCCATCTTATAACTATGACGTCTGGACAAATGTACATTCTTGGATTTAATTCATATTTGTAAATTAATTTTTTAATTTTTCGACCTAATGTGATTATACTATTTCACCTACCATTTGTCAACATATTATTTAATTATTTACACTTTTAATTTCTCAAAATCTTCTTCCGAAATAATTTTTACACCAAGCTGCTTTGCTTTTGTATTTTTGCTCGATGTACTTTCGGTATCATTGTTAATCAGATACGTCGTGTTCTTGCTAACAGACCCGGATACTTTCCCACCAAGAGATTCTATAGTCTTTTTTAATTCATCTCTATTTTTGTAGACATGTACGTTGCCAGTAACAACAAATGTCATTCCGGCAAGCGGATAATTTCCGGTTGGTTTATTCATGGCCTCTTCTTTAAATCTTACTTCTCGTGCTACATCTTCCATCTGCCAGTCGTTGTTAGACCACCACCTATGAATATTGGTATTAAGGATCGGTCCAATGCCAGGAATTGTATCGAAGTGGAATCTATTATTGCAAGCATCCCGAAATTCTTCAAATGTTTTGAATTTGGAGCAAATTAACTTACTCTGGCCTTCACCGACATTAGGGATACTGAAAGCACACAAGAAATGCATCAAGTCAACATCCCGACTTGCTTCAATTGCATCCAGAAGATTGTCAATGGATTTCTTGCCAAAGCCTTCAATCTTGTATAAATCCTTCCGGTAATCACCAAGATAATAAATGTTAACAAATACATGATCGAGGAAGCCAAGCTGCAAAAATTTCTCAAGAGTAGCCTCGGACAGTCCGTTAATATCCATGCCTTTCTTAGACACAAAGGTTACCCATTTACCAAGCAGTTTACCGGAACAATCATCATTGGTACAATAAAGCACCTCTGAAGAATTCTCTTTTACAATCTTTGTCGGCGCTCCGCAGATAGGACAAACGGACGGAATTTCAAGAGTGTTGCTTCTCGTTAGATTATCATCAATAGCAGGAATTACCATGTTACTTCTATATAATGTAACCGTATCTCCAATGCCAAGTTCAAGGTCTTTAATATATGTAATGTTATGAAGCGTTACACGAGATGTTATGGCACCGTCTAAATCTACTGGATCGACAATTCCGGTTGGAAACAGTACTCCAGTTTTTCCGACGTTCCACTCCACATCTCTAAGAACGGTCTCGTATGTATCATCTTTCCACTTGAGAGCCATACGGCAAGATTCGTGATGTTCTGTTTTTCCGAGACTCTTCGAAACCTTTTTGCTGTTAATTTCGAAAACCAGTCCATCATATGGATATTTGTCGTTCTGTACAGATTTTGTAGCCATTTCAACAGTCTTATCCAATCCAGATTCGAAAACTCTTTTGTTTTCAACTGTTTCAAAGCCAATTGCTTTAAGCCATCCAAGCTCTGTCAGCTTGCTATCATCAATATCCGTTACACACTCAAATACAACGAACGAAAGCTCTCTATCTTTAACAACATTCAAATCTAGCTGCCTAAGTGTTCCGGCTGCAAGGTTTCTTGGATGCGAATACTTATCTACCAGATTCTCATTTATACGGTTGAATTCCTGCCAAGACATTACACATTCCCCGCGAAGCTCTAAACGTTCTTTATATGGAATCTTCATTGGTAGATTCTTTATAAATCTACACGCTTCTGTTACGTCTTCTCCGACGATGCCGTTGCCACGGGTAATTCCTTGTACAAATTCTCCATTATCATAAATTGTCACTAAAGTACAATTATGCACTAAATAATTATTTGCAAAATATGTATGATTGTCTTCAACTTGCAAATCATAAGACTCATAACCTGATTGTTTTCTATTTCTAAGACCTTTATTAATCCTATATCTCTTGCGGTACCCTTCGGTTATTTCTACTATTTCACCCTCAATTAATCCATATTTACCTTTATTTTCCCACCAACAAATTTCTTTGCACTCTTGCCACTCGTTTTTTAATCCTAATTTAATACTTCTTAATTCTTTGGGAATATACGGTGCAACTGCATTAAAAAAATTTTTAGTACCTTCAATATTTAATTCCAGATAACAACCAGATGAATTATTATCTGATACTACTTCTTTTTCAAATTTTATTTTATTAAAGTATCCATGTTCATTCATCCATTTACTAAATGCTTCCACGTATAAATATGGATGTCTATTTACTGCAATTTTACATCTTACCTGTCTATTAACCGTACAAGTATAACCATCATCTAAACAAGAGCATTTTGAACCGTCATCAATATACAACATAGCAAGAGATAAAGGTGTTAGGTGACATAATACTTCTTCGGTGAAAGTTATACCACATCTTAATTTATTATTATCATTCGCTAAAATTGTACTATCCAATGAGCGAAGGTTTAATTCTATCATTTCACTTCCATACCCAGACGTTCTACGATATGATTTCGGATTATTATGCGCAAATAATTTATTTGCTTTGTCTATCATAATATTATATGGATATTTATCAGTCTTGGAATAATGGCATTCTATTGAATTTATAATATTATCACCATGTTGCCTTTTTACAATATAACCGTCTCCAAGCATAATGCCGATTAAAAAATCATTCTGAGATTCAGACAATACATAACCGTACCTGTAAACTTTTTCTCCTATCTTTAAATTTTCCGCCGTCTTCCATCCTTCGGTAGTATATATTTTATGATTTTTGGTGCATCTTAAATAATACGAATTATTAATAGCATCTTTTTTATATAATTTTATTCGAATCCATTCATCTGATATTTTTCTTCCATTGTTAAATACATTTATAACTCTTTTTTTCTCAATCTCTTTTGTTTCCTCATTATATGACAGAACACAATCGCCGACTTTAATATCGATTATCTTTTTCTCCGAGCCATCTGCCATTTTAATTCTAACATCTTTAGAAAAACAACCATCAAGCTTCCCGGAACAATACCACGAATAATTGCCGAGGAACTTTTTAATTTCATTTACATCTTTTGTTTTTGCAGCGGACAGCATTGGTTTGCTGTGCTGAACCTTCTTAAAACCATCGAGAAGATAACCTTGGACTTTTTGTGTAGGAGATCCTGCGAGTACAATGCCCTCTTCTTTCTCCAGCTCTACAAGCTCGTCATAAAGTTCGTCGTAAGCCTTGTCTGTCATTATAGGATTATCATTTTTATAATAAGCAACACAAGCTTTATTTAATATATCAATAAGTTCTCTCATTCTTTTTATCATATCTATACTCCGTATTTATACCATACATCTTATATCTATCAGATACATTGTTATACCGCAGACCAGTCCGATCAGTGGCAGATGAGTAACCACAAGGACATTTCCAAATAACTTGGGTTATACCATAGCTATACGACATACTCCAATCCATATACCTTCCACACTTTGGACACTGCATCATGATGTTTCCTCCTCGTTTTCAATTTCCTGTGCCTCTTCCATATCTGGAGCGTCAGCCTCGGCTTTGACAATTCCTTCCAAACATTTAAAGCTGAAATTTTTATGCTTATAAGCGGTAAACTTTGGGCGGTTAATAATTCTGACTACAACACCTTCCCTAACGTGATTTTTCCCGACAGGATCTGGCCCATCATAAAATTGCTCGGCGATACTTTTAACAACATCACCAGCGCTACATTCTGAAAATCCTTTCAGGAATCCTTTCCAAAAAACTGGAACGCACTTGCATCCCATTTGCTCACATCTATATCTCATATAATCAGGAGTATACTCTACAATATCACCATCTTCATTAGTCATGGTCATACGATAGACATAAAAATCAGAATTTGGAGATTCGCAACCGTAAGAGAACGTTGTTACATCTCCGTATTGTTTGATAAATTCCTTATCATTTAACTTTTTGTTGCTTACTTTTCCCATAATCGGGGTACCTGTTGTCGTAAACCCAACTACTTCGTAGTAAACTTCTTCGCCCTTCAACAGCTTACCTTCGAAAAAGTCCGCGTGTTGTTTACGAAACTCATCATTCCCATAATATCCACCATCATAATTATCGAGAACTGTCCGTCTAGTGCCGGTTACGTACCCCCAATCATACATCGGTGTTCCTTCTCTACGCAAAATCCTATCTAGCAGCGTTTTTTTGAATCCTTTCAACACCGGAAGATATGCTGTCCTTTGAGATGTTCCATGCATCTTCAGAGTAATCTCAATTTGATCACCATACTTAAACGCATCTATATTATACGCAAGCTGCTCGGTGTCGGCATGTTCAATGAATAGTGGAGCAATAGGAGTTCTCTTTTTTCTGGTTTTATTACCAAGTTTTCGGTTTAATGTCTTCCCACGAGGGATATATTTTTTACATATCTCATGTCCATTAATAACGGTAATCGTATCTCCGACTTTTAATGTCGAAGTATCAACACCCGTAAAATCCAATGAGCCAATCGGCATAAACAGTCCATCAGACTTCTCGCCTCGCAGTTTAATGCTTGTCACATTTCGTTTTCCGGGATCCATATATCCACCAACATTAACACCATTTTCATCTTTTTTACGGATGAGATTATTGTAATTGCAGAATTCTTCAGAAAGCTGTCCGTCTGTTGGGAAATATATGCCAATTTGATTATCTACATACTCCATACTTACGCAAACTGTATTGCCAAAACACTCTCCAAGCTGCAGTCGATCCGCATTTGGATGTTTGCGGAGATTTTTAATAGTTGTTACATATCCATTATACGCCATATCTATACCTCATTATCAATCGTCTTCAGTTGGTCCAACACCTTCTACTACTTCCCAGAAGCCAGGAATGTTATTAGATACCCATTCACATGCCATGTCGTACAGCTCATCAGATGTTATATCGTCTGGAACGGTTTCAATGTCGCTCTCTAAATAATCTGGAAAAAATTTAACCTTCATATAAAATCATCCTTTCATTGAGCATCCCTATACGGTTCTGGTAGTGGCATCCAGGCGGTTACCATTAACTCCAGATAATCTCTTCCGTACCATGTTTCAACATTTTCCTCATAGTACCCGACCATCTGCCCCATATCCGAATTGCACCACACATCAATCCTCGGCTCCGGCAACCTCTCACTGACAGGTATCCACCGCCGTTCTGGCTGTGCGGATGGCAATTCTTCAAGACGGTTGTAAATCGTCTCTATTGCCGCTCGCACATATTCTCTCGCTTTTGCGAATGGAATTATACTTATATCCATTCTTAGCGCATCAATCGCCGCTTTTCTGCTTACCGCATCCTCACACGGTTCTGGCTGTGCGGATGGAAGCATCATTAACACCTGATCAAATTCAGTCCTACCCCTTTCGGACAACCTGTTCCATTCATCTAATGCTTCTTGTCTACTAATTGCATCATTATCTATCATATCTCACTCCATTCCTTCCATATAACCGATGGTGCATAATCCGTAGGACGCCATGTATCAATATCCCATTGCATCACCTTATGGACTACCACATTTCCAATAGCCTCTATGCCTCTAACAATCACATCATTATGATGTTTTGGAGGTTCTGTAACTGGATGCCACACTCGTACTGGCAGAACGGAAGGTAACCAACTTAATACATCACTTACTTCACCTCTTGCGTCCCAATCGAGATATCCTTCAATTTTGTAAATCGCATCGATAGCGGCTTGCCTACTAATTGCATCATTACTCATTATAATTATCACCCCAATCAATTGCTTGTCCACAAAAGTCGCATACCCACGAATTGCAATAATAATCAATAGTTTCTCCGCAACATGGGCATTTTCCACTTCTCGAAAAGGCATATCCAGCAGCGTTTTTAACAGGCTGTAGGTCTTCTGGTTTTTGGGGTATCTGTTTCCCAAGCGCTGAGATTGCCATATTAAGTGCTTTTTTTCTGTCCCTATCAAACACCAGAATCATCTCGTTCATCATTGCTTTAAGTAGTCTGATCGCTTCTTCATTTGTCATGATTCTTCTCCGATCTTTTTGACTAATCTATATTTATCCTTGTCAAACACTGCAATTTCTATCAGACCACCATCTTTTTTATTGTAATCATATCCGGCAAAACCATTGTTTTTCTTATATTCTGTCATTGTCATGATATGTTGGATTACAGCGTTGATCGCATCATCTGTTACATCAACACGATTGCGGTCTGACATGAGTCCATTTTTTAATATTTCTGCATAATAAATTGTTCCGAAGCAACCACATACGATTTTTTTCATCCTTCGTCCTCCTTTAATTCAGCTTTAATCATCGTAGCCAGCAAGTCCACCTGCGAAAATAATAGCGATGTACAGCATCTGATATTCGTATGGTATGTTTAATTTCGCCGCACCAATCGTCAATAAAATAGCTATCGGAATCGCTAATAAAATACTCATCCTTCGTCCTCCTTTAATTCAGCTTTAATCATCGTAGCCAGCAAGTCCACCTGCGAAAATAATAGCGATGTACAGCATCTGATATTCGTATGGTATGTTTAATTTCGCCGCACCAATCGTCAATAAAATAGCTATCGGAATCGCTAATAAAATACTCATCCTTCACCCTCCGCTTCATTGTATGTTGTTACCGTTCGTGTATATCCACCCCAACAACGTTCTGCCCCACATATCCTTTCGCAAAAATCGTCATCTGCACATATATGGTCACATCTGTTACAATCTGGTTCTTCTTCATCGGCGGTATATACATATACCCAGTTACTCATTCTTCTCCCTCTGCTTCATCCAGCACCCACTCTCTCTCGTGTCTGTCATAATGGCTGTTGCCCTTGCACATCATGTCATGTCTATCCACCACAAGCGGACATTCATGGCAGTGGACGTGTCCAGTTTCGTCATATGCACTGTACTCCTCGCATATACGACGGTCTCTATCATTTGTCAGCATTTTCTGGTTCCTCCTTCGCCCTCCGCTTCTTACTCTCCAGATTCCATTTCCTGATTGCTTGATGTTCTGTCATGCATCCGCTCACTTCATATCCGCAATCATCGCATCTTACGCCATAGTCTGTGTATGCTACGTTTATTGCGATACTGCTAAGATGTCTTCTGCCGAAAACTGCATGCTCATTTTCGGAACCACATTTCGGGCACGGGGCGTATATCTTATTTCCCATTATTTGTCCTCCGCTTCAATTACAACAGGTGCATCATCGAGCATTAAGCAGAAATCCATCTTCGCATAAAATGCATCGTATTGACATGATTTCCAATTTGAAACGCAATTGTTGCAATCAAATCCCATGGCATATTCTTTTTTTAAGTCATTCCTGTCAATCAGGTCGCCATGCTTCTCCGGCAGTTCAACCAGTGGACACCAGTCGGGTCTTCCATCATACATAATTGGTCTATATGTATCTGCCAAAAGTCCGTCTGCAGGCTTGCACCATGTTTTTCCTGTGTTTATATGATATTCAGCCATACAGCATTCACGACAATCTTTCGGCATCTCCATTCCTTTCACTAATACGCTCATTCGCTCACCTCACCCCAATAAAAAATCTCTTTCAAGTATCATATTTTTCTTTCTTCAAAATCTTATCCAACTTCTTTTTACGATTATCAACTCTCGCTGGTTTGGACCCAGGCTTTTTCTTGTACGAAGGACAAGTTTGACACAGCCCATAAAACTCGGCGTTCTTGCCAAGATCACAATTACCTTTGCTGATATAATGCAAACATACAATCTCTCTAGTTTTGCCCATCAGAGCGACACTCCTTTTTCCTTCGCCAATTTCTCGGCTTTCATGTCTTGGGCGATTTTGATCGCTTGCTGTGGTGAATTAGCATATATAACGTAAGAACCTATTGACTCTTCGCAATTATTTTTATATGCAGAGTAGAAGTTGTAATCGTCATATTCGGCTTCCCATTCGTTAGACCATTCATTTACGTGAAATCTTAGTCTATTGGTTGCAAATTGACGAGTATCATATTCTGTATAGTTAACCTCTTCTGGATAAGGACTAATACCATTGCAAATTATTTTTGCTTCCTCTTCTGTCTCAACTACCGCGACCACATGACGATCAGAGTACACACCTTTTTCTATTACATATACTTTCATATAAATCCTCCTTAATGTGCAGCAATATCTGCTTCATGCAGCAACATTAACTTATCCAAGAACTCTTTACCAAACTTCTTTTCCCATTTTGATAAAATTGCTTTTTTGTCTGGCATATTGTCGATGTTAAACAACAACATATGGTATGCGACGAGTGCTGATACCTCTATATCTTGTTGGTATCTTGCAAGCAAATCGTATGCCCCAACATTTTCATGATTTAAATAATGAGATACTCCATTTTCATCAGTTTCTCGGCAAAATGGTTTGCCACAATCATGAAGGCTTCCGGCTAAGATAAGATTTTTATCTGTCGTTTTACTCTTTAAGTAATCTTCGGTTGCCATCATATGTTTTCCAAGAGTAAGCGTGTGATGATAGTTATTCTGGTTGTACTTGCTAAACATGAATGGATTCATGTATCTATAATCGTCACTGATGTTATAAACTAATATTTTGTCCCATCCTTCAAAATAATATGGCGGTTGAAATGTCATATACATACGTTTCATGACTTCATCTGGAACTTTGCGTTCACGCTCCCAATTTCTGCGAAGACATGTTTCATATGCCAGAGCAAAAATTTTAATGATCTTTTGGCATTTTATCCCGTAAAGAACATCATCTAAAAAATGCCTCCGCCTTTTGGAAACGAGATTCGTCGCATCATAAATCACATCCTTACCGTCTAAGAGATTTTTGCGAATTCTACGATGTAACTCTTCGAAGACTTCACTATTATGGGTTTGATCATTGATATCACCAAACATTTCCTCCCTAAGCTTGTCCGAACTGCACACAACATATCCAGAATATCTTCTTTGGTCCTCGGCAAACGTTGACTTTCCAGATGCCGGAAGACCACATAACATCAATAGTGTTGGATAATCACTCATTATTCTTTATTCCTCTGTATTTACAAGAGATTCATTCGCTCTTAAATCAATAATAGGTGTTCCATCTCCAGATACCATTGGCACATCACCATTCCATTTATCAATGCGCTGTTTCTCAATAAGTTCTTCAGTCAAACTGTCCGCTATCTTCTTATTTGCTTCTGCTTCTGCTTCTGCTCTAATTCTCACAGCTTCCGCTTCGCCTTCGGCTTTGATTTTTGCTTTCTCTGCATTAATAGTGGCGACTTCTTTTTCTTGCTCCGCAGCAATTAAAGCAACTTCCTTGTCTTTATCAGCCTGAACCTTGGCTGTCTTTTGTTCAATCTGAGCAAGTTCAAGCTCTTGCTGCGCGGTAACTTTGCGCTGAACTGCCGCTCTAGTATCCTCGTCCGCATCAATATTAATGAGGTTCACATTCTCTACAATAATGCCATATGGATCAAATTTATCATGCACATACTTAGAAATCGCAATATTTAAATTTGCTCGTTCGTCTCCTAAGATTTCAGTTACTGGATACTGAGCAGTTATTTCTTTTGTCCATGCGATGATGTTTGGTTTAATAAAACTATCTCTTACATCTTTGCCGGACTGTCCTTTAAATCTTGTAAATAAATCCGTTACTTTATCTGGGTCATATCTGTATGTAAATGTTAAATCTACCGTGAGGCCTTTACCATCCGACGTGGGAACTTCGAACGAATCATCGTTTTTCGAATCACCGTCTGATCCAGATGTTAGATAACTCTGCTCAATGCCAACAGAATATAAGGTAACATCTTTAGTCGGAGATACCATATGCCATCCTTGTGTAAGGACTGTATCTGAAATTCCTCCATTCATACTATAAATAATTCCAACATATCCAGCCGGAACTTTTTCC